CCAGCAACGGGAACTATGCATCCAGCCTCACGGCGGAAGCCCCCTTCACCCGTCACTGTGTCCGCTTGCAGGAGTTTTACAAAAACCATTTCCTGCGCGTGATCCGCTCCGCCGTGGAAGCTGCCTCCAGCGCCGGGGTGCTTCCCCCAAATGTACTCAACCTTCTGGACATCCAGGCACAGGCACCCTCGGTCGAAACTCGGGACAAGTCCGCTGAGGCCTCCGCCAACCAGATTTACTCCACCCTCGGCATCAAGAGCAGGCAGACTATCGCCCAGGAACTGGGACTGGACTGGGACCAAGAAGAAGCCAACCAGCAGGAGCTTGCCTCTTCTCAGGGCGATGGCATCCTGCAGCTTCCAGATGAAGCCACAGACAATCAGGAACAGGACAAGGAACCCGACGGAGGCTTGGGATTCTGATGCGCTCCGCGCTCAATTCCACCCTTGCGGCCAAGTTCAATCTCCACCAGGAAAAACAGCTTTCCGTGGCCGATAACGTGACATTGCGTATAGATCGCAAGCTGGAAACCCTCTGGGTACAGATCCAGAGCGTCCTGAAGTCCAAGGATAGCCTGACGATCAAGCGCTACCGACTGTACCACCTGCTGACCCAAGTGATGCATCACGCCCGCTCCGGCCTGGCGGACGGACTGGAAGACATGGTCACCAGCTCCTACCAGGATGCGGCCACCGTGCTGGGGAAAACCATTCCAGTGGCGTACTTGGGTCTCCTTACTGAGCGTAAGCCGGTTCTGGAAAACAAGAACAAGGAGCGCAGCCAGATCCAGGATGCGCTCTTCAAGAAGATTCCCCAGGACAAGGTCGCCTCCATTGTCCGTGGAACCACCAATGGCATGAGCTGGGATGGAAGACTGGAGCAGCAGACTCGCAGGGCCAGCCCCGAACAACTGGCGTCTCTGGTGACAAGCGGATTCAGCGCGGGTGCCACGCCCGCCGAATTATCCCGACAGATCCGGCCTTTTGTCCAGGGTATCTCCAGCACTGCCCGGCGGGTCGCCCGCAATGAGTCCATGCGCATCGCCCATGAGACACGGATGCAGGCCTACGAGCAACTGGGGGACATGGTGGTTGGCTACCAGATCCACGCCACCATGGATGCCAGGGTACGACCCCACCATGCCGCGCGATCCGGAACCATCTACTACAAGAAACCTGGACCAGGACAGCTTGGCCTCGAAAAGATGCCCAGGCCTCCCCTGGAGGAAGACGGCACCGTTGCGCATAACTGCCGCTGCTGGCTTACGCCAGTGCTGGAAGTCCAGAAGCACATCGAGGAGGATCCTGCCGCCAAGGCGGTATTCACCAACGCCCGGAATGAACTCATTCCCAATCCGGCGGTCTACACGGACTGGTTCGAGCGCGCCCCGGAACACGACCAGAAACGCGTGGTGGGAGCCAGGCGCATGAATATGATGCGCGCCCTTCTTCCCAACCACAAGATCACCTGGGGGCATTTTGTCGAGCCGGACACCGGCAGGCTGCTGGACGAACGCGAGCTTTACCGGGAGACTCCGGACGAGCGCAAGCAGCGCCTGGACAAATTCGCCGCGCTGATTTCCAAGAGGAAGGAACTGACACGCCAGGTGGCTAACTATGGCTATCTTCCGCCCTCTGCAGGAGGACAGAAACCACCGGATTTCCCAGCACCGCCCCAGCCAGTGCCGCCCTCTTTACCCCAGCCAGGATGGAACCAAACCCCTGCAATCAAACCGCCCCTCACGGTAAAAACGGCCGCACAGCACTTTGTTTACAGTAGTAAATTATCGGACCAGTTGCTGAAATCCACTTCTAAGGGAACCCCGCCGCTTCGCAAGTACATCGGCCCCTACCATGAAATCATGAATGATGTGGTTCGTCATAAAAAAAACAACCCTGCTGTCTTGAGGGTAGTACACGCACTGGATAAAGTTCACAAAAAACACGCCATGGAAATACCTCTCGGAACAGTGCTGTTCAGATCTGTTCCAGCCAGCGTAAATCCGGCGGATAAAGACAAGGGATTCATGAGCACATCCCTTTCTCGAAAAGTAGCCAGTAAATTCGGAGGAAAATCCAAAAAGGTGTATAGAATAACTATTGTGAGCCCTGTCAAAGGCATTTACATTCCGGCATTAATGCGCTTGCAAAAAGGGATTAACTCTGGACACAACAATATCCGCGAAGAGGAAATTTTGTTGCAAAGAGGAATGAAATTAAAAGTTACCGGGGTTCAATTTCCTGACGGAACATGGGAAGCGTTTTTATGACAAGGAAACCCAAAAAAAACAGATTTGTTGCGGAGGAAGGCGACATGATTTGCACCTCCCCGCATATGGGAAAAGCAACCTGGGATTTGATTCCTCAAGAGGCAAGGGAGCGGTTGTCGGCTTTGGGCTGGCGCGATGGCATTCGCCCAGACCCGGTTTATCCGCCTGACTACATTGAACGCCTGACCCAATCCGGTGCGTCCATGGAGAAGGATCAATGGGATCACCTTCCCGAGGAGTTCAGGGTTGCTCTCAAGGCAGCCGGTTATGTGGATGGAATCTCTCCATCGGACCAGTGCCCGCATATGGGTCTGGTAGGGTGGTGCCAGTTATCCCAGGCATCCCAGGATCGGCTGGAAGCCCTGGGATGGCGGGACGGCATTAACCCGGACCCGGTTTATCCACCCGATTATGTGAACCTTTTAATTCGCACAAGATCGATCCTGGAGAAGGATCAATGGGATCACCTTCCCAAAGAGTTCCGCAAAACCCTTAGGGCCGCCGGTTATGTGGATGGATTCCCTCCCGACCCGCCAAAATCCAAAAAGAAAAAGTAAAAGTCCAAAAAATAATCACGCGCCAGTTTGACACTTTGCCGGGTCATTTCTGATACTCGGCTTATGAGGTTAAATCGTCTGTTCGCACTGGAAGCATCCCTCGGGGCCAATCCGCTCCGCGTGGACAAATCCGCCGGCATCATCTACGGCGTGAAAATCATTGGCTTTGACAGTGACAACGGCAGGAAATATTTACCCGAGGCCCTCAAATCCGCCAAGAAACTTTACGAGGGCATCAAGGTCAACATCGACCACCCCGAGGATGACCCGGCCGGACAACGCTCCGCCTACGACCGTTTCGGGAAGCTGCAAAACATCCGCTACGTCGAGGGCAAGGGGTTGTACGGGGACATGGTTTACCTCAAGAGCCATCCCATGGCCTCCAGGGTGACCGAGGCGGCAGAACGGATGCCAGAGGCATTCGGCCTTTCCCACAATGCACAGGGCGAGGGTGAAAAAGACGGCGATACATTCGTGGTGCATCGCGTGACGGAAGTTCGACATGTGGACCTGGTTGCCGACCCGGCAACCACTTCAAGTTTATCGGAGGGAAAAATGAACAAGGGCATCAAGCGCAAGCTTCGTGAGGAAGAGGAAAAGAAATCCATGGAAGACCATGACAAGGTCGAAAACGAGGAGGAGGGGGACGAGGAAAAAGACTCCCTGGCCTCCAAGGTTCTGGATGCCCTCAAGGAAGGCGAATTGTCCGACGAGGAAAAGGCGCAAGCCATCGTCAAGCTGGTCAAGGAAGCCATGGAGGAAGGCGACTTTACCCAGGAAGAGGAGGAAACCTCCGAGGCCGAGGAAGGCAGCGCCAGCGACGTCACCAAGGAGGAAGACGACTCCTACGAGGAAGAAGAGGATAAGGACGAGGATGACAAGGAAGTCAAGGAATCCCGCCAGGTTCACAAAAATCCGGGCGTGGCCCAACTTCAGGAAGAGATCCAGCGCATGAAGAAGGAAGCCTGGATCCGCAGGCTGTGCGAATCCCTGCAATTACCCCTTTCTAAAAACCTGCTCACCGACCTGATGGGACTTGGAAAGGTCTCCATCGAACGCCATGCCCGCAGGCTGGCCCAGGCCAGCAAGGCTTCCAAGCCTCGCTCGGGCGTGCCGGTGACGGAGGGGAAATCCTCAAGGATCCCGGCGCAATCCGACCTGTACAACTGGCTGCAAAACTAGGATAGGAGACACAAAAATGAGTACAACTTTTGGCGGCGGAAACTTTTCGAAACCAGCAGATTTCAGACTTGTTCGCTACCCAGTGGCGGGTGGGACTGTCATCTCCGTGGGGGATTTCCTGTACTGGGATTCCAACACCTCCACCGTAAAACCACTGTCTGCCATGACCGGATCCGGCACGGCTGCAACGGACCAGGCCACGGTGCATGACGCCTTTGTGGGCGTGGCGACCCAAAGCCGGCTGGCAGTTCAGACAGCCGCTGGGCACGTCGAGGTCATCACAGACTGCATCTATGAGG